TCAGGCTGCCACACTTGTCACCTCATCCGGTACCGTATATAGCATCATGTCCGTGTATCTGGCGTTATAGTTCACGCTTGCATTGAATTCCACCTTTCTGCATCTCCCGAACGGGTTGCCGAGAAACGGGTTCCGGCCCATCCAGTCGCACAGTTCCAGGATGGAAGACTTGTTCGAGGTGAAGTACACGAACGCATGCCCTTTCAGCACGTTCAACACGTCCAGATAGTCGGCCAGGCGCCAGTACATTTTGTAGGTTCCCACCTCGGTGGAAAGGTACGGCGGATCAACCAGGAACACCACGCCCGGAACATCCTTGTAACGTTTGAACACTTCCTTGTAGTCCTCACTGGTCACGGTAAGCCCTTCCAGGTAATCTTTCGACTCGGGGTAATCTGTCTGCCGAATAGTATTATAGAGCGTCTCTTTTCTCATATCTTCCAGGCTGAGCACGTATTTCATAGCAAACAGCAGTGACGAGGATAACGTGATATAATCCACATATCCATACTCCTTCTCTTCTTTTTCAAGACGCTCCAGCACCTTCTCACGGGCCTCACCGGTTATACGTTTATTTCTTGGAACTCCTGCCACTATCTGTCGCAAATCGGACAACAGCGCGTTGGTGGCCGGGATATTCGCAAGCCTTTGGCGGTAGTTGTCGAAATCGTTATATACAACTACGGCATCGGGCCTGACACATTTGGTGATATGTGACAGCAGGCCCGAACCGCCAAACAGGTCCACAAACACGGTGCTGTTCGGGAACTGTCCCAACACCTTGATAAATTCCTTCGCAAACATGCGTTTCTGCCCCATAAAAGGTAGCGGGGCGGACAAATACATCTTTCTCATTTCATCTGCTTTAAAAACGGCCGCAAAGGTCACGAGAATCGGTGAAAGAGAGCGGGAAGTATGAACACTTCCCGCTGCATGGCACATACAGCGGTTACACGTTCAATTCGAAACGGACCGTCTCGTCACCGGCAATCAAAGCACGGGTACCGGGAATGTTGTTCTCGTAGATATGCACGTTGCCCAGGTTCAGGGTGATCGACTTCAGGGGAAGTTCTATCTGCCGGGCCATCAGGTACAGGTGGTAAATGTCGGAAGGCAGTCCGAGGTTCGCGTCGCTGCTGCGCTGGTAGGCGGACAGCACCAGTTCCCCGTCATCCAGCTGGAACTGCACCAGACTCAGGCAGGGTGCCTGGTTGCTTTCCGCACCGGTCTCACCCAGAAAAAGCACGTAGTTCTTGCTGCTGCGTTTCTCCCGGTTGATTTTCGCTATCAACGGCGGTAGCTTCTCGAAATAGGTCGGATAACTGTTCACCAGGATGGAACCGCAGTAATCCCACCAGTTGATGCCGGCCTCCCGGTACTTCTCCACGTTACGTTCCCCCTGCATGAACAGCTGGAGCTCGCTGCGGAGTTTCTTGCGGGCGATATTATGCCCCTCGAATATGTCAAGCAGGTCTGCCGGTGTCAGCGACAGCCGCTCGTTCAGAAGGTACTGTATATTCCCCTTCCTGTTGGTCTGTGTCTTTCCCGTGGCAAGAATCTTGTCCAGAATACGGTAATACTTGTTCATAGCCTTTTCCTCCTAAAATTTGAACGTCCTAAAGATAACAGGAAAAAGCCGCGTAAAACGCGCAAAACGGCCTGTTCACACTGCAGGCGTCTTGCAGTCGCTCCGGAAACGTTTCACCAGCGCGTACACCTTGCGCTCGCTTACCGAATACTTCTCGGAGAGCACGGCCACGGCATACGAGACCTTCTCACCCTGTTCCATCAGGCGGGTATAATCCGAATACAGGTCAATATACCGGGCGTCCTCCAACCTGATCCCGGCAGCCTGGAGCCTTTTTAAAAGCTCACGGTTAAAGTTTAGTATCTCAATCACTTTCATTTCCAATCATTTTTAGTACATTTGCATCGCCAATCATTTTTTAGACAACAAAAATAGCTCCACAGTGCGACAGAGGGCATTGCCCCCGGTCGTGCGCTGTGGAGCGTATTGTTTATAAAAGTGATTGGCGTTACTTTATATAACAGGCCGGGGGCTTTTTTCTTATCCTCCCCCGAAGGATTTATTCCACCCGGTACTTCTCCGGATCAAAAGCGTCTTTCTTTTTCCAGCCGTCAGCCAGTGTATCCTGGATGTGCTTCATGGCTTTCGTATAGAAGTCCGTCAGTTCCTCCAGTTTCCCGAACGTCCGGTACCGGGGCTCCTCATCCGTCCCGAACTTGAACGTCACCGGAAGCGTCGCGCCGCCGTTCTGCACGGCAAGGTCGTGGGCCGCCTTATAGTTGAACTGGTTCTCACTTGACAGCCACACCGGCATACCCTCGTAAACGAAGCCGGAAAGTATCTCCCGGTCGATCTGTTCGTTGTACCAGCCCAGGATAACGCTTCTTATTATCTCACCGGAGGGCTTCCCTAAAAAGTTCTCCTCCATATAGTCGGCAGAACCGTCCTCCCTTTCCCGCACGTCCCAACGGACGCGCCACGTGTTCTTCACCGGGTTCACGCATTCCAGCAGCTTCACCCCGGCTGTTCCTTCAACTCGTTTCATGTAAATACGTATTTGGTTCGACCTTTCCCAAAGGTTTCCGTCTTGATGGTTGTTTCAAAAGGAAAGCCGTCGGGCATCTCTTTCACTTGCGAGAGGATGTTCTTCATCTCCTCGCTGTTGGTGAAGAACTTCTTCGGCTCGCCGTTCAGCTCGATGGCCACGATACAGCGGTCTTCTCCCTGCTCGGTCTTGATGCCCGTCTCGAAGTCCTTCACTACAATCGGTAAGTTTACCAGTTCCCGGATGCTTACCACCACCCCGGGAAATCGCTTTTTGCCGTCTTCGGGCTTATAAGCGACGTTCAAGTCTTTAAATGATCTCATGTCTTTGCCTGTTAATTTTTTAAACAACGTATGACAGTCGGCGTGCTTGGCCATCCCGTAGAACGACGCTATCAGCTCACGCCTCCTTCTCTTCGATTTTACCTCGTGCATTTTTCGGGCGAATTTCTGCTTGATGCGCTTGCGCAGGCGGACGTGGTCCGCACCGAAAGTCACATACCCCAGAAAATCGATGCCCTCGTCCAGGGGAAACACGCGCTCGTTCTCCTTCACATCGAGACCGACCCGCTGAATATGCCCATGGACGGCATCACGAATCTTCCACAATTCCGCTTTCGTTTTACCCAGTATAGCGCCGTCATCACAATAACGGTAGAAATGACGGACGGCATACCTGTCCTTCAAATAATGGTCCAAAAACACAGACAAAAGCAAATTACCCAGACCCTGCGAGCTGCGTAGCCCGATACTCAAACCATCGGGCATCAGACGGACAAAACTCTCCAGCATGGCCATAAGTTTGAAGTCCTTGAAAACCCGGTTCACGCAATACATCACGAAATCCTGTTTCACACTCTCGTAGAACTTCGTGATATCGAACTTGTAGCAGTAACGCGTACCTTCCGGATCCTCACGCATATCACGACGGATATACGCCAGAAGGTCGTGCATTCCCCGTTTCTTGATACTGGCAGAGGTAGTACGGATGAAACGTTTCCGCAAATGGCGGTCCACCACCGCCATAATGGCATGCACGGCAATACGATCCTTCATCGGGATCACCTGAATCCGGCGTAGTTTCCCGCCCTCCACAATCTCACGCTCACGGTAGTCCTTCACCCGGAAAGTGCCGGATGCAATTTGCGCGGTCAGTTCCTCCAATACCTCGGGCTTATGCGCAAGCAGATAGCACCCCTGGCGGCTGCGTTTACGTTTCCTGCCGCGAAGGACCTGCCGGAACGAGGCCTCCATGTTGGAAGGCTCCACAATCTCCTCGATGATATGACCAACTCTGCGCATAAATACCTTTTCTTGTTTTTAATACGGGGCCTTCAATCCCCCGGGCCCGGCTTCTTCGAACCGTTTCCGGCCTACCAAACCCTACCCGACACTCTATTTTTCAGTTTTCCAGCCCCGAAAAGGCTGCTGTTACTGAGGCTTGCTTCCCTCGGCACCACGGTGGGGACAAGTCCCCGGTGTTGTACGCCGATTAAAATTTCTTTTCGATTGTTGTTCAGACGAGAACCGATGTTCGTGTTCGTATTCGAGGAATCGTTGTTCGCATTCGACATCGAGACACCGCCATTCGGGTTCGCGTTGTTGTTGCCACGATAAACCACACGGCTTATGGGGAAGCGCCACCTTTTAATTTGAATGCAAAAGTACGATTTTTCATAAATTATTATTTAACAAACAGGTACAAAACCCCGGAAACAAAAATTTTTCAACGGGCTGACGCCCGTAAAGAACGGCGTTCCCCTTACTCGGGGAACACCGGACGTTTTGTCGCTTCGCTCCCGCTTTGACGCTTTACGCGGCCGATCATGCCACCTCGCTTATCGACTTGAACGCAGCGACGCTCGCCGCCTTGACGAGCCGGCCGCGGAAGGCCAGACGAGAACCGATGCTCGTGCTCGTATACGAGGAATCGTAGCTCGCATACGACATCGAGACACCGCCATACGGGGCCGCGTTGGCGTTGCCACGATAAACCACACGGCTGGCTGCGGTGGATATGTAGTACATATCGCAGTAATGCGTCGAGGAAGAACCCGAAACGGAACCCACCGGAACCACGTCCATGTACTTGCCATGTGCAACGGCCGTTATCCATACGCCCGAACTTGTACCCCCTTTCACCATGCGGGTCGTGCCGTCAGGCATCCAGATGCGCCACTTGCCGGCGTTGCCGCTGTCATTAGGAAGATCAACACCGTCCATCATGTCATACTTATGACCGTAGATATCCTCGTAGCCAAGACAACAGATATTGTTCACCTGCGTGACAGTAGCACCGCCGTAGTCATCCTCGCCCCGGTACCAGGCGTACTGGTGGACCATGTCGTCCACAAGCGAGTTCGTCACGTTCGGGTTGATGGCGTGCGCCTCTTCATAACCGATCGTATCGGTCATGCCGCGTGAAGCGGTACCGCCGGTGATACGGCTGTTAGTATGCTGGCCCGCGCCGCATTGTTCCTGGCTGTCACGACGGCCATAGGCGGCGTAGAAGAGGTTGGCGATACGGGAGTGCATCAGCGCGTCAATCTGCTGCATGCCGCGCTGTACCGAGTAATAATGGAAGTCGGCCCAGCTCATGCTCGCCGTGGTGCTGCCGCCGGTGATACAGGCGCGGAGCTTGGAACCGACGACCGAACTGCCCACGACCGCGCAAAGGTGCTCGTCATTGGCTACCCAGTCCGGCTCCATGTCCTCGATCCTGTCGGAATTGGAAAGCACTACCTTGTCGAACTCCGCGGTGTTCAGAACGGAGAAGTGCAGCGCTGTGGCACCGGCAGGAACGTCAGCGATCAGGTACATGCCCGCCTCGAACTTGTTGGAGAGGGTCGGAACAACGATGGAACTGACTACGGTACCGGCATTGTCAGTGAACACGCTGCCGACAAGGTTCGTACCGGGAACGCTCGGGAACCGGACACGCTTGTGACCACTGACGTTCACCTTGCAGACGGAATACGTGGTGTCGGCACTGTAACTGTTCGCAAGCGTGTCCTTGCCGCTCATGATCTTACGACCGCTCAGGTAGCCGCCGGCTTCCTTGATGTCATCCAGCGTGAGGATATCGGCGTCAGGGACGGAGGGCATGTCGTCCCGGCCCTTGCTGCTGTAGCAGGAGTAATGCTTGCCGTTCAGGTAGTCATTGATGCCCTTTGACCAGAAAAACGGCTCGAACATCATCCAGTCGCCCTCGCTGCCGTCAAGTCTGGCGGCGCTGCCGTCGGCGTAACGGTTGGAATTGCCGTCGTCCAGCGGGTAATAGGTCATCTCGCCGTCAAGGTTGTTCACCGTCGTATCGACATTCGCGATCTTCACGCTGCGCGTGGTAGGCTTCCTGGTCACTTTCGCCAGTACACGGTAACGCTGTTTCAGGATGGCGGCGATATGCCCGCTCGTCCTGTAAGGCGTACCGTACTTGTAACCTGTCCTGTTGTCCGGGTTGCTGATATTGGCATCATCGGCCACATCGTCGTCAGACTCGATCATCGTGTATTCGGGCTGGAGGATGTTCAGTTCCGGGAAGTGGGCGGTATAGGCTGCGTAGGTCTCCTCGTCCAGGTATTTGGTCAAGTGCACGGTACCCACCAGCGCGCAGGTGTCCGTGGAGTTGCCCTCGGCGTCCACACCGCCCATTTCCATGAACTTCTTCAACCACGTGCCGTCATCCTCACGGTCGATACCCGTCACCCTTATGCGGTCAACGTTGGCGCACCGGGAAAGCAGGGTCTCCCAGTTCAGGTTCGGGCAGCTGTCAAAGACGAGCGTCTTCACGTTGCTCCAGGTCTCGAGCGTAAGCCCGGACGAGGTGAGCTTGGAAAGGTATTCCAGGCGGAGGGTCGTAAGCGTGCCCGGAAGGTAGGCTTTTGTCACCGGTGCTCCTTTGGCGAAGGAGACGCTCTGCACCTTCGTCCCTCTCGCGTCCAGCTCCTCCAGTTTCGTCTGTTCCGTCAGGTCAAGCGCCGTGCTCGTGCTGCCCCCGGTCTTCGCCTGCGACTGGTTACGCACGTTAAGCTTGCGCAGCTGCCGGCAGCTGCTGATCGAGAGCCACCAGCCGGTGGAGCCGGTCGTGGCGGACTGAAGGTTCAGCTCGCGCAGCACCGTGCATTTGCCAAGGTCCAGGGCGTTCTTCAGGTGGTCCGAGGCGCCCGTCATGTCCAGCACCCGCATGCGGCTCGCGCCATACACGCGTAGCGGGTCGTTCACCGTATAGGCGCCGGTGATGGAAAGCGTGGCCGTCCCGTCCTCGTCCACGATGCCCGTGCCCGCGATATTGGGGCTGTTGTTCGTGCCGTAACCGAAGGCGTAGGGCTCCGAGGCCGTGATTTTCAAGGTGTCGGCCGTATCGTCCGCCGTACGGGAGAGATACAGGTCGACGTTGTCGCTCGTGAAGTTGCTCGTACCGTACTTCGCATCCAGCAGCGCGAAGCGGTTTTGGATGAAGTATTCGCGGTGCGACCGGTTGCTTCCCTGCAGCGCGTAGATGAAAGGCCACACCTTGCCGTACATCTCCTGCACCGCCGGGGCGATGTACTTCAGGTAGCCCGACTTGTTGAAGGCACGGTCCGACCAGTTACCGCTCTGCTCCCCGTTCAGCATCGAAAGCACACGCTCGTTCGTCATCACGGCCCGGAAGTTGGCCGCACACCGTTTCAGATCGTCCTGCAGGTTGGCCAGCACCAGGTTCCACAGCCACGAGTCGTGGCCCTCGAAGGCGTACTTCGACGCTTCCGCGTCATAGGTATCCCGGTCCGTCGTGTAGCCGTAAACCAGGAAGCAGTCGTTGCGCTTACCCAACTGCGTGTCGCCGTCGTAGTACGTGATGTACCATTTCAGACCGTCCCACGTGCGCAGCATCATGTTCTTCGCGCGCTGGTCGACAGAGAGGAAGTAGTCCGTGAAGAGGTAGTAGGTCAGCAGGTAGTCACGGTCGAAATAGCTGTCGATCTCCGTCCTGAACTTGTCGCTGGCAAAAGTCGAGGGGTCCTTCGCGTCCGCCCCGGCGGGGACGCATTCACGGATCCACCCGTAAAGCCGTTTCAGGGCCGTCTGCTGCGCCGTGGCAAGGCCTGACCACGTGATGTCACCGTCGGTCTGCGCCTTGCCGGAGGCGTCGATGCCGTAGTTGATCTCCGCGCCGGCGTCGAACTGCTCGGTAAGGTGGCTGTCGCTCGTAGTGGCGAACAGGCAGACGGGTGAGGTGTTGTTCAGCATCTCCAGGGTGATCGGGCACTCCGGGGTGAAGCCCTCCACGCCCTCCATGCCGAACACCGCGCCGCTCTTGCTTTTCTCGTTGTTGAAGTTGTACTGGCCGTAGTAGGTGTTCTCACCGTCAGCCGTCTCCGCGCAGAAGATGTCGATAGGCAGGCCGTCGATGGCACTGCGGATGTTCACCGCCGCAAGGCTGCTGCCCGCCGCTTCGTACTGGTATTGCTGCGGAGGGGTGAGCAACCCCAGCTCCTTCATCACGTCGTTGAACAGCTTGGCGCCGCCCGTGTTCAGCGACATGGACGAGTCGGAGTAGTCAGACTTGCAGCAGAACAGGTTCACCGGGACCGCGCCGGGGCGCATCGTGTACTTGTTCCCCTCGCTGACGTGGTCGCCGCTCATCAAGAGTTGTTCGCTGCCCTTGGCGCAGTAGATGCGGATGTTCTTGCTCGGGTATTTCGTGGAAGACGTTCCCTGGATGCGGATGTAGCAGTCCGTCAGGATGAAGTTATACTCCGTGCCCAGGGGCGAGTAGTAATAGATGTCGGCCAGGAAGTCCGTCTTCTTGTTGTTCTCGGCATAGACGTCGTCGAGCTTGTTCGCCCGCACGATGCGCAGCACGCCCTTCCCTTGAGAGAGCAGCCTGTCCATGTCCACGTCCCCGGTGTCGCCAAGGATGTCGTTCTTTTCGTAGAGCTCCATCATCGTGTCGGTGTCCTCCGCGTCCACCATCGCGTTCTCCAGCTCCTCGTCGTCGCTGAGGGCCCGGTTATAGACCCGCACGGTACGCAGTTCCACGTCGGCACCCGAGCTGTCCACCGTGATCTCCTGCGGTGTCTCCTGCTGGAAGCTGAACGACGCGTCGTAAATATCGGCGCCCGTGCGGTTACCGTTCACGTAAAGCTGCATCAGGCGGTTCTCCGAGGCCGTGCCCACCGTCAGCGCCACCTTCATCACACTGCCGTCGGCGTAGTTGGTGGAGAGCTTCACGTCACGCGTTACCAGCTCGTCGTCCTCGTTGGTGTAGGTCACCGTCTGGCCCGTGCGGAAGCCCGCCTCCTGTGTGGTGACAAGAAGGCCCTTGCCGCCGCTGATGCAGCTCACCACCGCAGCCGAGCGGTCGGTGACGTTGCTGACCTTCATCGTCAGCTCTATCGTAAACCCGGTGGACTTCACGTCGGTGGCGAAGGGCTTGTACCCGATGGTGGCTTTCGCACCGTTAGTCAGCTTCAGCGCCTCGCCGGTCCAACCGCTGCTGCTCCAGTCCACATTCTCGAACGTGGTCTTCACGTTGCCGGACTCCCAGACACCGGGATCGCTCTCCCCGTTGCTGCGCCCGGCAGCGTCCAGCTTCAGCAGCAGGCCGTAGGAGGCCTCGGAAACGTCCACACCGCTTTCGGTAACGTCCACCGTCAGGGAGTAGGACGTCGAGCCCAGCTTCAGCTGCAGGGTCTGCGTGCCTTCTTCCGTGAAGCGGTTCGAGTAGGTCTGCACGCTCCGCGGCACGCTGACGGTGCGCGAAAGGCTACCGTTCCGCCAGATCTCAACCGTCGCCGGAGTGACCGAGGGGTCGTAGGCCACGAAGTCGAAGGAGCACAGCTCGTAACGCCCGGTCTCTATCGTCGGGACGGTATGGCCGGTGCCGGTGATGATACGCCCGTCGGCATGGACGATCTTCGTGCCGATGAACGGCGCGCTGCTGCCCCGTTTCAGAAGGTCCATGTAGACGCTCTCGCTTTTCAGCGTCAGACCGTCGACCTCCATCTCGGCAACGATCTGTACCGTGTGGCGGCCCACCGACAGGGGGGATATGGCCAGGCCGAACGTCCCGTTGGTGGTGCCGCTACGCGTCACCGAATGGGACTCCTTCTGCACGCCGTCCACGTACAGCGTCACCGTCTTGGTGCCCGTGCCGGTCACCGCGTAGGGGATGGTGGCCGTATCCTCGGCGCCCAGCCCGCCCCGCGTGATGCCCGTGGCGATGTTATAGCTGCTCGTGAGGCTTAGCGTCACGCTCTTCACGCTCACGTAGGCCTGCTTCTTCTGCGCCTTCCCCGTGGTCGGGTCGGTGGTTTCCGCGATCACGTAGATGTCGCTCGTGCCCAGCAGCAGGTATTTCGTCAGGTCGAGCGTGTACGTGCCCTTGCTGACATCCCGGACACTTTCCGAGTAGGTGGTCGTGGCACCGCGCTTCACCTGGATGGTGACCGCCGCCTTCTGGCCCGTGCTCTCGCCCTTCTCGTCGCCGGAGGAGTACTGGTGGTCGTACGTCCAGGTGAGTTTCACGCTGCCGCCCTCCTTCACGGTGGGGTTGTCGACCAAGGCGCTGAGCACGATCCTCGTCGTGCTGCCGCCATCACCGCCACCCCCGCTGCCGGCAGGAAGGTCCACCGAGGTGATCTCCGCCCCGGACTTGTTCGTCAGTGTCAGCCGCACGATCGTCTCGTCGTCAGAAAGCTCCGCGCTCGCGCCGAACACCGTGTTCGCGTCAAGCTCCTCTATCTTCGCCGTCACCGCCCGGTTCTCCACCGGGTTCGTGCTGGAGGCGTCCAGGCTTTCATCCACTTCCACCTTGTCGATAGTCAGGCTCACGTTGCCCTCCGCGTCCGGAACCTTCTGCTCACCGTTCACGGTCAGGCTCTTCAGCGTTCCGGCACCGCCAAAGTCCTCCCAGCTCGCGGCCTGTTCCCAGCTCTCCACGCTCGTGCCGGTGAACTGTTTCGTCTCCCATCTGCCCTGCGCGGCCTCGTAGGTGATGCAACGGCCCTTGTACCGGTATTTCACGTTTACGGCGGCGATGGCCGTCTCCAGGGTATAGTAGCCGTTTTCCAGGGGAACCTCCTCCGTCACGTTGTACGTATTCCCGCCGCTACCCGTACCGCCGGGAATGTCGGTGGAGGTGATTGCCTGCCCGTTACGGCCCAGGATGGTCAGTTTCACCGTGTCGTTTTTCTCGTCAGGGACGGCTGTCATGCCACCCACCAGGCTGCCGTCCACGGCTGCGGCGGCATCCTCCGCCTTCTTGGCGGCGGCGGTGGCCGTACCGGCAGCGGCATTGGCGGTTTCAGCGGACCTGTTTGCGGTACCGGCGGCGTTCGTCGCGGTCTGGGCCGCATTGGTGGCGCCAGTCGCGGCATTATCGGCCTTCGTGGCGGCAGCGTTAGCCACCGCCGCCGCGTCCTCCGCGGGTTTCCGGAGCAACGCCACCGGCGCAAGCACGACCTCCTGACCGCGCATCGCAGGAAGGCTCTTGATATTGTCCAGCGAGGTGACCTCGGCCAGTTCATCGACACTCTGGCTCTCCGACTTGATGGAGTTCAGGATGTCCTTCTTCAATTCGTTCTTTTCCGATTCTGTCAGTGCCATAATTTATTCCTCCTTGATATCTTTATTGATGTCCAACTGTTCGTAAAGGCCATCAATGACGCCGGGAAGGCAGAAATTCTCCGCGACACGACGGATAATATCCACTTCGCCCTCACTGTATTCTTCCTCGCCTTGGCTTTCGTAGATACGGAACGCCAGGGCGTGTGCCTTGATACCACCGACACGGCAGTAAACCAAGTCGGCGAACTCTTCACGCACGTCGCCGGTTTCCTTTTTCTGCCGGCTGATGCCGGTGTACTTGCTGAAATGCTTGAAATTTAACTTTGCCATATATGATTGTTTTAACGATGAATACTCACTGTATAAGCGTTGTACTCGGCGGCGCTGTATGTCAGAAGAACCTCGACCACGTCCCCGTTGCCCATGTTCCAGTAACCCGTGTTCCCGAAATTATTGTCACGGAAATATGGATGCTGGGCGTTATCGACCGAGGAACCATTCACCGTGAAGTCACCCGTACGACCGTAAAGTCTCACATCCGAACCCGAACGCTTCACAACAGTCAGACGGACAGCAATGTCCTCGGTCGAGGTGGTGTCCAAACCCAGCGAGGTGCGGAGCTCGGAAAGCTTGGGAAGAATCAGCACGCAGTCACCATAATTGCCGCAGACTTCCACATACTTGCCACGATTAAGATTGATATACTTGGCTTCTTTCGCCTGGCTGAACTCAATCCAGTTCAGGCGGAAGCCCTCCACTACACCTTTCAGAATACCGTCACCCGTCCCGATAAACGCGTAGTTACGATTGGAAAGACTGTTCTGAACGCTGAAAATCAGACCGTAGTTCGGAAGGTAATCGGATTGCGTGTTCACGAAACGGCCAAGAATGTCGATACCAAGCTCATTGTGACAGCCGATGAGTGCCTGCATGTTGTCACCTTTGAAACCGATCATGCTGTTATAAAGGAACATGCCGCTGCCACCGCCGTCCTTGTCGATACCGAGACGCCCGTAAGAAATCGAGAAGCCGCCGATCTGGCCCGTATCCGCGTCAATCTCGCCCGTGAACTTCCCGTTTTTCGCCTCGATACTCCCGTCCTCCAATATCTTGAAGTTCTCGTTGGCTGTCACAAGTCCCTCCAGCTTGATATGGTCGCCCGTCAGTTTTACCACGCTGACACGGTTGCCGTCGGCATCCGTCTCGTCCACGGAAACCCCGATAAGCGCCAGTTTTCCGTCAGCGTCCTGGGCATATATGCCCGCACCTTCAGGTTTCACAACAAGCCCGGTTTCCTGCAGGAAATTCTCGTCCCTGTCAAAGACAGCCGCCGATATCTTCACCAGACGCTCCGACTGCTCGAAAAGTGTTTTATAACGGTGCGCCAGCGATTCCACGCGGTCGGTAGAGAGTATGAGCATGTACAGGTAGATGTCCCCGGTGAAAGACAGCTTGAAGTCTCCCGTACCGTTCCAAAGGCCGCTACAGGTATATTGCACGTAGCCGTCAGTCACGGGCAGTTCCTCTTCCACTTCCATGCTGTTGAAGTTGGCGAACCCCGTCTTGTCAACACCCACGAACTCCACCCGCAGGGTCCCCCCGGTTGCACAACGGTAAAAGAAGGTCAGGTACACCGGGACGGCTTCCTTCTCCCCGCTGCCGTTTTCAGGCATGGAGGGGATGCTTTTCAGGTTCTCACGTTTCTGGAGGATGTACTTACCCCGGATACGCACGACCTTACGCCCGTCATCCTCGGTCACGCTCGCGCCGTCACCCTTCTTCGTCAGCACGTTGCCGTTCGCCCAGACCCAGCGGTTACCCACAAGGAAGAACACCGTCTCGTTTTCCGTGTTCCATTTAATAAGGCCGTCATCAAAGGCGGGGTTATTCAGGTACCCGCGATCGGTGGCGAAGTCCTGACGCAGGGCGGTCACCACACTGGTGATACGTCCCTCGACGATCTCGAATTTTGTCTTGATATCCTCGCCTGTCACCAAAAGGAATGTCCCGCGCAGGTAGGCGTTGTCGCTGTAAAGGCCGTTGCCGTGAGGCTGGTTGTCGGCGGGGAACCAGTCGTCGCTGATGCCGTCCAGGTTACCCAGGCGGGCACGAAGGCAGCCGGTGAAGTTTTTCGCCTTCACGCCGTCCATCACGTCCATGCGGGGCTGCCCGTCCTCGGTGGCGGATATAAGGATCAGGTTCTGGCGCAACGGGTTTTCCGTATTACCCATCAGCACGCACTCGTCACCGGGGGCAGGAAGGGAAGTTCCGAACTCGTCCGCACCCACGAGGATGGAGTCACCCTCCACGCCGGCGACCTCCACCCAGTAGCCTTTCAAGTTCCCGCCGGTGAATGTCGCACAGCGCATCAGGTCATGGGCCACAAACGTGTTATCCTGCTCGAACGTGATCTTATAAAGTCCGTCCTGCTCCTCGACCGCCTTTATCTTCCCGTTGGCGGCGCTGACGCAGAGCTGGCCGCCGACACTGCGGACTTTCTCGATGAGCATCTCCAATACCACCATGACCTGGCGCACCGTCAGTTTGTCGATGGTAAGGTGTGAAAGGGCATTCTCCATCCACAACCGCCAGCCCTCGCCGAAAAGGCCGTCCACGAATTTCGGGCTGCGCAGGAACTCACGCACGACAAGGGTCAGCAGTTCGGCGTTGCCCTTGCCGTCAATACCGGCGTTCTCCTCCAGCCCGATACCGATACCCTCCTCGAAAGTGATCCTCTTTTTCGCGCGGTCAGCCTTCTTCTTGCTGATGAACTCGTTTTGGCTCCGACGGGCCGAGAAAAGATTGTTGTCAGTAGGTAGCGTATTGTCCCAGCTGCGGATGATGTCCGGAAGGTTCGCACCGGACACGGCGGTCTTCGTATAATTCCGTACCTCGTCGATGCGGTTCGTCAGGCTCTCCATCACCCCCGTGGAGAGAGCGTCGGAGATCTCGAGGTCCATCTGCGAGGGGAGCGTCACCTTGCGCGTCACCTTCGTCACGCGGCTGCTGCGGAAGCCCGTTTCCGGAAAATACTCCTTACTTTCCAGCCGAACGCGGCGGCCCACATACAGGTCCGCACCGCTTTCCTCCACCCACACGTGGTCCGTCGGGCCCTTGTACACCGAGACATCCACGGCGTTCTCCGCGTTGTAACGGTTCACGGCCGTCAGGTATTCCTCCTCCGCCAGGCCGTAATACTCGTCGGGCATGCGGATATTCCAGAGGATATAACGGTCACCGGCCTTCGGTACAAGGCTCCCGCCAGGAAGCTGCGTGTCGTCGGAGTACGGCCAGATGGTGATGATCTCGAACTCGCGCATGTTGCTGTTGAAGTTCACCTCGAAATAATAGGTGCCGTCCTCCTCCTCGCCAAGACCGGCCAGCTCGCAGCCTTCCTGGAAGGAGACGCGTTTCACCTTGCTGCCAAGCTCGTAATCGTTGGGGTCGAACGTCAGCGTGTCATCCCGGAAATACCAGATCGTGAAGGGCTCACCGTCCTCGCCCGTCACCTCCTCGCTGCGCACCGAAGTCACGGTACCCACGCGACGGGGATAGATATCCGCGAAGGCGTTGGCCTCGTAGTGGTGATGGATGCCGTACTTCTCCACATTCACGTCCACGTATTTCGCGCCGCCCGGAAGCTGGAGGCGGCTATGGCCGTATCTTTCCGGGTCGATGTTCCGGGAGCTGCCGATAGGGAACAGCCGCGTGTAGAACTTCGCGCCGTCGGCCTTGTCACGCGAGAGGCCCGTCAGCCCGCGCCCGTAGGCCAGAGGGAGCTCCACCCCGTCCTCGCAACGGCACACGTTCACCGTCTGGCCCTCGATCCACCATTCCGCCTGTCCGCCCACGGCCTCGGCGATCTCCTTCAGCGCCTCGTGGCAGTACTTCCCCTCGTAGTCGATCACGATGTTATCCGTACCCTCCACTGTGCCCACCTTCCAGTCGGTAATGCCGCCCAGCCCGTCGTTGACCGACTTCACGACCAGCGCCACGTGCTCACGCGGCGGGGCCGTCAGCGTGAACACCGGCTCCGGATCCCCGTCCACCACGTTCAGTACCAGGAACCGCTTGATCAGGCTCTCGATGCCGTAGAACTTCACGTCGTATTTCCACTCCTGCGTGCTCACCTCCTCCGGAAGGTAGCACTCCAGAAGCCAATAGCGCTCGCCGCAGAAGTCCACGTAGTCGTTCACCTCAAGCGCCACGTGTTCGTACAGGGTGAAGGAGAGCGTCAGGACATTGTCACCCTGGAGCGCCTTCACCTGCGTCGAGCTGTCATCCGGCGAGAGGACCGCCTTCGCCTGCCTGTTGCTGTTATATACCGTTAAAAGCATGTTTGAACGTCGTTTGAATGGTTGTTAAATGACCGGTTTCGGCTCGTGGAACTTCACCTTGAAGCGCCCGGCCTGCACGCCTTCCTCCCAAAGGTAGGTCAGCGGGGTGAAGCCGGGACACTCCAGGTAGAACACCCGCAGCGTCAGGTCAAGCTGCGGCAAATACAGCGAGAGCCACCCCTTCTCGCCGGTTTTCAAAAAGGAGATGAAGGACATGTACTTCTTCAGCCACTCCTGCCTGGTGGCGGCGTACAGCGCGAAGGTCAGCGTGATGTCGCGCGCCGCGTTGGCCACCGTGAGGGTATCGGAGTATTTTTCCCCGTCCTCCTCGCGGATGTCCACAGCCGTATGTTCCTTCGTGCCGCTCGGGCACAGGAGCGCCTTCAGGTTGTCGCGCCCCCCGCTCTTCTCCTCCGTCAGGAATACGCCGTACTCCGTCCAGATGTCGGTGCCGTTCACCAGGAACAGCCCGCCCATGATTGATTCCATGCTCATGATGATTTCATTCTTAACCCGTCACGTATGATCCGTTTGATATCCTCCTTGATCTCACTAAGGGAACCGGCGCTTTTGCCGGTGTTCTCCGCGATCTTCGCCAGATGTCCCTCGGCAGAGGCCATGCGGCCCGCCACGTCCTCGGTATGTTCGTCGATGCTTACCCAGTGGTTCAGCCCCGAGGTGAACATACCCTCCAGCTTCGTGCCCTGGTCCTGCGACATCGCCGTGAAGCTCCCGGACTTCCCGCTCTGCGTCGTGGAGGAGGATTCCGTGATGCCGGCGGCGGCGAACATCGAGTCCTTCTCGGCCTGCGCCGCGCTGAAGATGTCCGTGTACTTCCGCCGCAGTTCCGAGGCTTCCTCCTCCGAAAGGAGCCCGTCGCTCATGAACTCCGCGAACGTCGCCTGCCACTTCTCCAGCTCGTCGGAGTACGTACCGTCCACCACTGATTTCAGGATGGCGTTCTCCAGAAAAGAGTCCACGCTCGCGACCACGTCCTCGGAGTCCGTCTCGAAATCCTTCAGCAGATCCTTCATACCGCTCTTGATACTCTCGAACGACGTGTCCGTGATCGCGTCCTGCCACTGCTGCTGCAGCTCCAGCAACGTGCCCGCGTCGGAGATGTACTCGTCCAGCCATTCCGACTGGTCGTACTTACCGCTGTGGATCTTCTCCCAGATGTCCGGAAGCTCCTGCAGCTTCGCAAGGTCCTCCGGGGAGAGGCCCCACAGGTCGGAGGCCGAGCGGAGCGTCTTTCCCACGTATGCCGAAGCGCGCTGCCAGTCGCTCCGGCTGAAGGCGTCGTTGATATAGTAGTCATTCGAGTGGTGCGAGCTGTGATACCCCATCTTCGCCTCCAGCATCTGGCGGTCGTTCTCGATCTTCTGCCGCTGTTTCTCGTAGGCGCTCCGGTAATACTCGGTGGAACGTGCGCCGCCGGAGCTGGCCATCTCGTCGGTCAGCTTCTCGATGGCGGTGGTCAGGTACTTGTTCGATTCGGTCAGCCGCTCCACCAGCGCGTTCACCTCCCTGGCATTGCCGTGCGAGGAGAACAGGCCGAAGGTCACCGTGTCCAGGATGTCCCTCACCCCGTAGAAAAGCGAGCTGCCGATCTGCGTGAACAGTTCACCGGAAAGGATGTTCTCCAGGATACCGTTCACCGCACCAAGTACCGAATCAAGGATACCGCTTACCAGCGTACCGATTCCTTCCTTCAGCACGTCAAGGATGGAAAGCACCGCCGAGATGATCTGACCGATGATGCCGCCGTTTGAAAACGTCTCGGCAAGGGTACTACCTACCGTACCCATCACACCGCCCAGGTTCTTCGTCGCCTCGCCTAGTTTGCCGAGCCCCTGGGCCATGCCGGCAAGGGAACCGGACTTCAGGCTCTGGAGCCCCTCGGCAAGCCCGGTGAGGGACTGCACGGCGTTCGTGCTGGAGGTGCGAAGGTCCTGCGCCGCCTTCCCGTTCGCCTCTGTCAGGGTGGCCACGCTCGCCGAGGCGGCGTCGAAAGCTTCCTGCGCGGTAGCCACCAGTTCTTCCGCTTCCTTCAGGGCGCCGGGGTCACCGCTTTCAGCGGCTTTCCGCAGTTTCTCCTCAGCGGACACCAGGGCGTCGGCCGCGGCCTTCTCCCTTTCTTTCGCCTCCGTCAGAGAACGCAGCGTCGTCTGGTAAGCGGAAAGGTCACGGGAAACGTCCTTGAACATGTTCCGGTTAATACCACCCGCGCTCCGGTCCTCCAGCTTCGCGATCAGCTCGCTGATCACCTGCTTGTCCTCGGCACTCGCGTTTTTATACTCGTCGGAGGCGGCGTACTTTCTCAACTTTTCCAGCGTGGGGCGAAGTTGCTCCTCGAGCAGCCCTCCGAAGTTGCCGAAAAGGCCGTCCCAGTCAATGTCGGCCTTCAGGCTGGCAATCTCGGCGGCAGCCGTTTCTTCCTTCTGCTGGCGGGAAAGGCGCAATACCTCGGCATAGTTGCCCTCCTCCTGCGCTTTGCGGATTTTCTCCGCATATTCCTGGGCGATGGCCAGCTTCTTCTGCTGGTACGTGCCATATTCCTTCAGGTAGTCGAGCATAGACTGGCGGGCAGCGTCGTTCTCTTCCCGGGTCACCTTCGCCAGGTCACCGTCACGTACCGCCGCAGCCTTCTCCCGCGCCTCTTTCAGGGTGGATTCCTGTTCACCGGTCAGTTTGCCCTTCTGCGCGTCCTTCCACTTCTTCTCCCGGGCGGCAAGCTCGGCGATCTCCTTGTCATAGTTCAGGCGGATCTGGCGGCGGCGTTTCTCGCCGCTCTCTTTCAGAAGGTCGATCTCCGCCTGGCGGTTCTTCATCTGGAGCTTCAGAAGTTCCGAGGCACGCTGCTCTTCCGACTGTTGCTCCTTTTTGGCGGCATTCGGGTCGGGCTTGGCATGGTCGCCAAGGTCGAACTCCTTGCCGATATCCAGATACTCCTCCTGCAGCTTACGCGCCTCGGCCAGATAGTCGTCGCGGACTTTCTCGGCCTCACGCAGCGCCTTCTCCTTCGCCTCCTTGTTGTATTCCGAGATCAGGGCCTGCGCATCCACCTGTCCGTGTGACTCGCTCTGGGCCATGTAAAGCCCCATGCGTGCGAACCAGCCCATCGAGCCGTCCACGTCTTCAGGCCGGCTCGCCTTGATCTCGTTCACCTTCTCGTCAGCCTCCGTGGCCTTGTTCACCAGGCTTTGCACCTTGGCCTGAAGGAAAAGCATCTGGATGTATTTCTCACCCTTCTGCTGGAGGATATCGTACCACTGGGCGATCGTGTCGTAATACCCGAAACTCTCGCCGTACTTGCGGTTCAGTTCCTCCACCTTGGCCTTCTCCTCGTCCTTCGTGCCGGTGAACTTCTTCAGGCTCGCCAGCGTGCTCTCGATCTCGAAACGGGTCCGGATCATCTGTGCGCGACCGTCGGACTCGATTTTTACCCGTTCTTTCGCTTTTTCAGCCGCTTTCTCCTGCGCGTCGCTGTATCTGTCCCAAAGGACAATAAGCCCCGTGATGACGGCTGAAAGGCCCAGCGTCAGCGTGGCCATCAGGGCCTGCGCCGCACCGGTGGAGATGCCCAGGGAAACGGCCAGCCGGGTGTTGGCAGCCGTCAGCAGGTTCTTCATCTTCACGACCGTCACCAGCCGGAAAGCGGAATCCTTGTTCAGCGTATTGAACACCTGCTGCAACCCCATCGTGATGGCCATCACGCTCTGCACGCGCGTCTGAATCCTGGCCAGGTTCTCGTTTTCCGAGGCGAAGAGCGACAGCGCGCCGGTGGCTGTGGTGAACAGACCGGCAAGGCCGCTCACGCCCGACATGAAGCCCTGGAGGTTCGCGTCGTCGTGCGAGAGGATCTTCGTCTGGGTGTTCAAATCGGCAAGCGTGTCGGAAAGAAGAGCGGCCTGCCGTGCCATCTTCCGGTACTCTTCGGTGTCCTGCTTCCCTTCCAGCCGCAGGCGGGCCATGTTGTCCTGGAGCTCGCGCAGCTGAAGGGAAAGGCGTTTGCTGCTTGCACGCGTCTTCTCCTGTTCAGCCTGGAGTCCGGCAAGGGCGCCCTTTTCCTCTTCAAGCGCACGCTTGGCGGCGTTCAGCTCGTTCAGGGCGGCCACTTTCGCTTTCCCGGGAGCGGCCCCCTGGTAGGCTTTCTCCAGCGACTTGATATCGCTTTCAATCTGCCCGATGACCTCCTTCTGTTCCCGGATCCTCTCGGTCAGGCTCTTGCCGGAGACGGCGGCGCGTTCCTCCTCCAGGCGGATACGGCTGTACTCCTCACGGAGGCTGCGCACGCTCTTCTCCGCCTCGCGGTGCTCCTTTTCAAGACCCTCGAGGGCCGCGCGTTCTTCTTCCAGCACCTTGCGGCAGGCCGTCACGTCGGCGGCAAGCTCCGCCTGTGCCGGCCCCGGCTTCATGTTCTGGAGCTGCGTTTCCATACGCTGCAGGTCGGAGCTCACACGGTCGATGACCTTTCTCTGCTCCTCGATACGCGCGTTGATGGCAGCGGCCGCCTTCGCCGATTTCTCGGCAAGGATGTCCACCGCCAGCCCGGCCTTGTCAAGGCCGCCGCTCAGCTTGTCCTTCATCAGGAATTCGATTTCTACGGGCTTCATCGTCTACAGTTCTAAATTGCTTTGGTAAAACTTCACTATATCGCCGGCTTCGCGTGCGGCCGCTTCCGGATCCACCCCGCCGCCACCGCCTTGCAAAACTTTGGAGTCAGCTGCTGACCGGCGGACGTAACGCGGGGCGTCGGACAGCATCAGGATGAGCGTCTGGTAGTTCACCTTCTCCAGGATGTACCCGACAGTCCAGCCGGTGGCGCTCGCGATGTTCCAGATAAAACCGAAGGGGCTATGGGAACCTTCAAACTCGGTCCTTAACTCCCCTTCCTTCTTTGGCTCATTCTCAACTTCATCGGGTTCGCCCGATCGATCGAGCTGATAATACTCGTAAAAGACTCGCTGCCCATCAGGCTGATGAACTTCTCCAGGGCGCCCAGCAGGAAACGGTGCTCCACAGCCTCACGCAGGAACCATGCCACGGGGCGGACAAGAAGCCGCCGGCTCACCGGGCCGCGGCAGAGGGTATGGGCCACCATGCGGGAAATCTTGACGCCGTTCCGTGCCAGGAACTCCAGCCGCTCACGCCCGGCAAAGGAGGAAACCTCCTCGGGGGAGACACCCATCGAAAGGTACAGCCTCACGATGCATATCTGTCCGGCAAGGCGCGGGCGGCGCATCGTCACGCGCCACCGCACGGGGCGTTTCATAAAGGGCAGGCACCACTCCTTCAGCGGAAGGGAGACGCCGAGGTCAAGCAACACCTCCGACGCCTCACGCTGCACACGTCTTACTGCACGCTCGTCCATACGCTATGCCGATACCGTGTCGTTGATCTCGTAGGGAGCGCTGCCGTCCTCCGGCTTGTTCACCTTCAGCTGGCACTCGATCTTCGAAACCTCCGTCAGCGTCAGCTTCCCGCCCAGGTTCGAGAGGATCGTACCGTTCGGGATAGTCATCGTCTGACCGCTCATGAAGTCGATTGTCCATTCACCGGACTTCTGTACCAGCTCTGTAGGGGCCTTCCAGCCCGTAGGGGCGTCATCCGTACCCACCAGCGTGCCGCCCAAAACGGCCTTGATGTTTTTGTAATCCAGCTGAATCAGGTTGAACGTCGGGGAAATCTGACCGTTCTTTTGCAAAAGCGTCAGCACAGGTGCGTCGGGAACCTGCTCGGCTTCAACGTCCACGCTCTCGGGTTTCGTGCCGCCCCAGTCCCAGCTCCCCTTCTCGATCCAACCGATCGTGGCGGAGCCGAACTTGACAACGGCAATGCCGTAAATGAAATTCTTATTCTTTTCCATATCGTCTCTTGATTAAAACGGTTAATACAATGCCGGATGCCACACCGGCGATAAAGGCAACGAGGGCGATTTGAACGGGGTTAAAACGTCGTTTGAACTCCGTTTCGGCCTCTGTCATGCGCTGTTCGGTTTCGCTACGGATGCGGACCAGTTCCTGTTTGTAGAACTCAACCGTCTGCATCAGGCTGTCTTCCCGGACCTGCCTTCGGAAAACCTCTTCCTCATAGAACAGGCAGCGCCGCATGAGCGAGTCGCAATGCCCGGTGACCGCCAGGGAATCCCCCTGCCTGCGGACATCAACCGAGGCACGCCCGTCCCGGTGCCGGTAACCGGCACCATCGGGAAGGTCAAGGAGGTTCCGGAAGGGAATCGTCAGGGTCGCCGACTGTGCCGGAACCGCCTCCTGGGTCAGGATCGAGCTCCGACGGTCCGTCAGGAGTTCCTGCATTCCGTGTGCCGCTGTTACCGCCACGTCCCCGGACACGGCGGTGCTGTTTGTCATTCTCTCCGCCCGCACCGTGCCCTGTCTCTGAAGGTTCCGGCTCTCTTTGGACGTGCCGCATCCTGCCAGCAGGAACGCGGCGAGCAATAATAGGATTACGGGGGTCCACCCCCGGATTTTGTCTTTCATCATTTACCGATTGTTTACTTATTACTTTTCTTAACCGCTCGACCTCTTTCGTCAGGCACGACAGCTTCAGGATCATCTCCTCCTGGTTCGCTTTCAAGTCGGCATTCTCTCGCCGGAGCTGCACGTTCTCCTCCAGAATCTTGCGGTTCTCCTCACTCAGCAGGTTGATGGACGCCTGAAGCTGGGACAGCATGTCGTTGTCACGCTTGCGTCGGCCGAACAGCCAGGTGAAGATGCTGCCGACAAAACCGCCGGGAAGGGCGAACATTAAAAAATTGATCAGGGTCTCCATCTTCCTGCCGTTTATTATTGTCTGATACCTATTGATACAAGCCACTTCTGTACATCGAAGCTGGGGCAGGCTTTCGCCGCCAGTTCGTTATGACCCACGATACGCACGTCAGGGAAACGGCGGTGGAAGTCTTTCACGTACTTCTCAAGCGCACGCTTCTGGCACGCCGTACGCGTGTCCTTCGGGGTATTGCCGTCTTTGGCTACACCGCCGGCATACACGATATGGCGGCTGACGGAATTATAGCCGGCCACGCCGTTGGTGATTTCCCAAGGGTCCACGTTCGCGTCCTCGTTGTTGTCCACCAGGCGCTCCACGCCGCCATTCAGATGGAACAGGTCAGTATACCCGACCTGTTTCCAGCCGCGACCGCCCTTGGATACCGGGTTCGTGTGCCAGGCGTGAATCTCTGCGCCACAGACTTCACGCCCTTCAGGCGTAGCCGTGCAATGAATGACCAGATACTTCAGCCTGCCCATCACGCACCGCCTTCCTCGTCATCAGCGGCCACCTGGGACAACGCTATTTCAACCTTCTTTTCCGGATCAGCGTCCAGGCTTACCACAAGCGTACCGGATACTACTTTGCCGCTACTGTTCACCTCGGCGGTAATTTTCAGCCCGTCATCGGTACCGACCGCCGTAAAACCGGCAGGGACGGATGTCACACTATAATCACCGGATGCAGTGACTGTTACATACTTGCTCTCACCTGCGGCCTTGAACGAAAGGGCGGAAGGGTCGGCTGAAATGTTACGTTCCACCGCCTTGAACACCGGGTCGGTACGGGTGTCAAGCACCACAAACTCCTCACCGAAGGCGATTTCCGTGTCGGCTTTCATAAGCAGCTTGAAGAAGTACAGCTCGCTGGAGTTCATCCACTTGTCGATCTGGATCACCTCCTCGTCGTCCTGGAGGTTCACGCCGGCGAAAAGGTTGCCGTCGGCACTCATCGAGCAGAGCGTGGCCACGATAAGATCGTCAGGCCAGGAGTTCAGCGTCTCGATGGTGATACCCTTGTAACGCTTTTTGTTTATGTCCGTCTCGCTCGTATTCTTGTACTCGCGTTCGGTCAGCTCGTCATCGTACTTGTCAAAGTCATCGATGCTCATCAGGATACGCAGGTTCGGGTTCTCGCGCAGGGCTTTCGGAATAGCCTTGCGGACAGCCTTCAACTTGCCGATCATGGAAGTATCGGAAGGAGCCGGGACCACGATCACGTCCGGGTCCTTGGCGGCCTGTGTCAGGATACCGTTAAAAAGGTGGTCGTCATCACTCCCGAACTCGCCGTTGATATAATGCCAGCCGAGCTCGAACTTCACGCTCTTGCTGAGTTCATCAAGCAGCGTGTTCTGGGCTTCGGGAGGAAGTTCGGCAAACACGAGGTTGCCCTTCGGCTGCCACTTGCGCCAGATATGCTCGAAAGCGCGGGGGTTGAAAGTGGTGAACGCCATGAAATCCTCCGGATCCAGGGACTTCTCCGAGTAATTGAAGTTACCCTTCGAATCCTCCAGACCCGGGTTCTCCTTGCGTTTCTGGAGCATCTTGCCCGTCTTGATACGAGGCAGGCTGATTTTCTTCTCGACACCGGGGATCACCATGATCAGCCCTTTCTCCACAAGGTCGTTACCGGTGCAGGCAAGAACCAGGATCTTTTCCAGTACCTCGCCGTTGTAATTGGTGTTTCTTACTACTATTGCCATGGCAAATACTTTTATTTACGGTTTAACTTGTCCTTGATCTCGCTCATGCGCTTGTTCCAGGGACTTTCATCTGTCGGGCTCACACGAAGGTCGGTCATGACCTTGCGCTTCGGGGAGAGTTTCTCCAGCGCCTTCTCCCCGTTCTCGCGGTCCTTGGCCAGAAGGTTCTCATAGATGGGACGGGTGGCGGCGTCGATACGACCGTCCTGTTCCGCATCATCAAGCAGTTTCTTGCGGGCGGCGGCATCATCCGCATCCGCCTTGTCCTGGAACACCTTCAGCTCACCCTTCAGGCGGGTGACCTCGGCGTCAAGGGCCGGGACTTTCCCGGCTTCCGTTTCCAGAAGCCCGACTTCACGGAGAAAATCGTCATCCGTCACGCAGTTCCTGAACCGCGGACGTTTCTTCAGTTCGTCTAAATTCATGTTACTCTTGTTTTGTGGCTGTTGCAGCCGGTTATTGAATATTTGGAATACCTGTTCGGGGGTACTGTCCTCCGGAAGGGGGTCGGCATCATAGATACCGTCGATGAGCCCCAGAGCCAGGGCTTCGTCGGCACGAAGCCAGTGGTCCTTGCCATCGAAATACAACGAGCGGATTTCCTCCTTCTCCTTACCCATGCGGGCGGCATACATCTCGCAAAGGGTATCCTCCAGCGACTCGATCTCGCGGATACAACCCTGCATTTCCTCCTTGTTGCCGTAACAGCCTCCCTGGACACTGTGGAGCATCAGACGGGCATAACGGCTCATCTGTACCGGCTTGCCGCAAAGGGCGATGACGGAGGCCATGCTGGCGGCGATGCCGTCAATGTAAATCGTGATGTCGGCCTTGCTGTTTTTCAGGGCGTTGAAAATGGCGATGCCCGTGTACACCTCGCCGCCGTTGCTGTTGATACGCACGTCAATCTTACCGGACAGGGCCTCGGCCTCCAGAAGTTCGCGGGCGATATCACCGCTACGCACGCTGTCATACTCGCCGATATCACCGTAAAGAAGGATACAGCAGGCGTCTTTCCCGGGTATGATGTTGAAAAACTTTTTCATGCTTATATAGTCTTTTAGGCGGGTGTCCCCCGCGAAGTTCACGATGCGAAATTAGGGGGATTATAACCGTTTTTCAAACCGCATATTCATCACACACAGTTTAAAACGCCGTCATGAAGTTTTAAACTGTCATCATGCGGCACGCGTTTTTTTCCGCCCCTTTTCCTTATCAATTTTGCACGTAAAAAAGGAGGAAATATGACCGAACTAAGCATGCAGCAAAAAAGGGAATGGGCAAAGACGCTCTACCTGAAAGAGAACCTCACGCAGCAGGAGATAGCCGAACGCGTGGGGGTGTCACGCATCACGGTGAACAACTGGATAGGCAAGAACGGATGGGAGATGCTCAAGACGTCCATCACCATCACACGCGAGGAACAACTGAAAAGCCTGTACCGCCAGCTGGCCGAGCTCAACAACGCCATCATGGCCAGACCGGCGGGGGAACGCTTCCCGAACACAGCCGAAGCCGACACCATATCCAAACTGTCGAACGCCATCAAGAAGATGGAGACGGAAGTCGGGCTCTCGGACATCATATCCGTATTCTCCGACCTGCTTAAATGGCTGCGCGCGTCCGACCCCACACAGGCGAAGGAAGTGACGCCGCTGCTTGATGCGTTCGTAAAATCAAAAGTTTCATAATCATGGCAAAGAAAAGACTTACACCGCAGGACCGCACGGCACTTGTCGAATGGGAGGAACTGGTCGCATCTATACGCGAGAATTCGGACATCAACCCCTCGGACACGGAAGCGGAAATACGCGCACGCAGGGAAAGGCTCGAAAAGGATGACGAGGAGTGGTTCCGGTATTACTTCGCCATGTACTATTCATGCGAGGCGGCGGACTTCCACAAGAAAGCCACCAGAAGGTTGACAAGGAACAACCGGTGGTACGAGGTACGCGCATGGTCGCGGGAACTGGCGAAGTCCGCACGGTCCATGATGGAAATCTCAAAACTGGCAATTACAAGAAAAATACGCAACGTACTGCTGATCTCCAACTCGCAGGACAACGCCCAAAGGCTCCTGCTGCCCTTCATGGCCAACTTCGAGGAAAACCAGAGAATAATCCAGGACTACGGGATGCAGAAGAAACCCGGATATTGGGAAACGGGGGAATTCACCATCATGGCGGGATGTTCCTTCCGGGCCATCGGGGCCGGACAGTCACCGCGCGGTACCCGTAACAAGAACTTCCGGCCGGACTTCATCCTGGTGGACGATATCGACACCGACGAGGAATGCCGGAACCCGGAACGCATCAAGACAAAATGGAAATGGCTGGAGGAAGCCCTGATACCGACCATGTCCGTATCGGGAAACTACCGCATACTCTTCAACGGGAACATCATCGCAGCGGACTGCTGCATAAAAAGGGCCATTGAAAAGGCCACGGAACTGAAGGAAAAAGGCATCGGGCACGTGGACATCATCAACATACGCGACAGGAACGGGGTTTCCGTGTGGCCCGAGAAAAACTCGGAAGAGGATATAGACCTCTTCCTCTCGCTGGTCAGCGCGGCGGCACGACAGAAGGAATTCTTCAACAACCCGGTAGCCGAGGGAGAGATATTCAAGGACATCATCTACGGGAAAGTGCCGGCACTCTCGAAGTTCAAGTTCCTGGTCATCTACGGCGATCCCGCGCCCGGCGAGAACAAGACGAAGAAGAGCTCCACGAAGGCGGTGTTCCTGCTCGGCAAACTGGCCGGGAAGCTCTACGTCATCAAGGGGTTCCTCGGAAGGGAGACGAACGCCACGTTTATCGAATGGTACATCAGACTGCTGGAGTTCGTGAACGGGAAAACGAACGTGTACTGCTACATGGAGAACAACAAGCTGCAGGACCCTTTTTTCCAGCAGGTGTTCCAGCCCATCATCAGGCGCATACGCCGGCAAAGGAAGATATCCCTGTACATCCAGGGGGACGAGGAGAAGAAAACGGACAAGGCCACACGTATCGAGACGAACCTGGAACCCCTCAACAGCGAAGGGAACCTCATCTTCAACGAGGCGGAAAAGGACAACCCGCACATGAAGATGCTCACCGACCAGTTCAGCCTCTTCAACCTCATGCTGACGTATCCGGCTGACGGGCCCGACTGCGTGGAGGGGGGAAACCGCATCATAGACCGCAAGGCGCACCAGGCCGAAAAGCCGGCCGTCATCTCCACAAGGAAGATGCGGGCGCACAACAAGTACAGACTGTAAACTTTAATACCTTACCCACATGAGCAAATTTATAGAACTTACAGATTACGACGCGAGCATCCACCGCGAGATACTGGACGCGCTGACAAGGGAGGACAATGCCGTCGTGGAGATATGCGAGGACCGGGCCGTCGAAGAGATGCGGTGCTACCTCTCCAAGCGCTATGACTGTGACAGGATATTCACCCGGACCGGAGACGAACGGAGCCAGCTCGTGCTGATGATGGCCATAGACATTGCGGTGTACCATATTTTCAGCATCCATAACCCGAGGAACCTTTCACCCCTGCGCAAGGAACGCTACGAAAGGGCCGTCGAATGGCTCAGGGCGGTAGCGGCCGAGGAGATATCCGTGGACGGGCTGCCACTGCTGCCCGAAGAGACAAGGGCGGCAAAATCAAATTTCCTTATCAAAAGCAATCGTAAACGTGTAAACCACTGGTAACATGAGCAAAAGACAGAAAAGGGCCGGAAAGATAACCAAAAGCGGAAACCTGCCGAGGCCCGGGCAGAAAGGACCCGCAACCATCATACTGACACAGCCCAAACGCTTCGGCATAGACATAGCGGACTATATGCTGGCCATACGGGCCTTCGAGAACGTGGATTACTCCAGAAGGTTCAGATTATACGACCTGTATGAAGACATTCTCATGGACACGCACCTGACAAGTGTCATCGAGAAACGGAAAAACGCCGTGCTATCCTCCGTCATCGAGTTCAGACGTAACGGAAAGCCGGACAAGGCGGTAAACGAACAGATACGATCCCCGTGGTTCCGGCGCCTCATAGGCGACATCCTGGATGCGAAATTCTGGGGGTTCACGCTCGTACAGTTCTACCGCAAGGGGGAATGGGTAAACTACGACCGGATACCGCGCAAGCATGTGGATCCGGTGCGTAGGCTCATACTGCGCCACCAGACGGACACCACCGGAACATCCTGGGACGAATACCCCGACCTGCTGTTCATCGGGGAGCCGGAAGAGCTCGGGATGCTCGCAAAGGCGGCCGTATGGGTGATATACAAACGGAACGACGTGGCGGACTGGGCGCAGTTCGCCGAAGTGTTCGGCGCACCCATCCGGGAATACACATACCCCACGGATGACGACGTGGCACGGCAGAGGGCGCTGGCGGACGCGGAAAGTACCGGGAGCATGGCGGTATTCGTGCACGCCCAGGAAACAATGATGGAGCTCAGGGAGGCGGCGAACAAGACCGGAAGCTCCGACCTGTATGACAAGCTCTGCGAACGGTGCAACAGCGAGATATCGAAACTGTTCCTCGGGAACACGCTCACCACCGAGGCATCGGACAAGGGAACGCAGGCACTCGGAACCGTCCACAAGGACGTGGAGGAGAAAGTCACGCTGGCGGACCGGCAGGACATCCTGGACGTGCTCAACTACAACATGACCGACATATTCGCCATGCTCGGGATAGACACCACCGGAGGCGAGTTCTGCTACCCGGAAAAGAAGGTCATCGAGCCGGAGAAGAAGATGAACATCCTCACCCAGCTGCGGACGAACTTCGGCCTGCCGGTGGGAGACGATTATCTGTACGAGGAATTCGGGGTCGAGAAACCGACAGACTACAACGAACTGAAAAAACGGCAGGAAGCCGGAGCGACCGGAATACAGAAAGCGAAAGAGAAAGCGGCAACCTCCGGGGAACGGGAGGAGGAAGAGGAGGAGATGCCGAAGACCGGCCAAAAGACTCCCAAAGAGAAGAAAAACGCCCTTAAAAACGCGTATAACTGGCTGAAACGTTTTTTCGCAAAAGCCCCGGGGAAAGACGGGGCAGTTTTAGAGTGGTGATGAACGACCTCTACCGGTTGGAAAACAAGCAGGTGGAGAACATGTTTGCTTTTGATGAGGAGGTACTGAAGAAAGCCCTGAAGAACATATACGGCAAGGAGTTCCATCCCATGACAGACATTGAGGAGAACCTGTTCGAGGCCACGTGGAAAACGATGAACAACGCCACCGACAAGGGGTTCGGGGCACGGAAAGCCGATGATCCGGATTATGACTTCTACCGCGAAATACGTGCGAACAACGCCGTATTTGCCGCTTTCAAGGTACACCGGGCACAAAACGACATGGCGGCGCTGCTGCTGGACGAAAACGGCAATTTAAGGCCGTTTGAACAGTGGCTGAAACTTGTCATGCCCATAGCGGACCACCAGATGGTCCACTGGCTGCGTACCGAATACGACACGGCAGTCATACGGGCGCATCAGGCGGCCGACTGGAGACAGTTCGAGCGGGAGAAGGATATCCTGCCGAACCTCAAATGGATGCCCTCAACATCCGTACACCCGGGAGCGGACCACCGCGTGTTCTGGGGAACCATACGCCCCGTCGATGATCCGTTCTGGAACGAGCACAGGCCGGGGGACCGGTGGAACTGCAAGTGTACGCTCTCCTCAACGGATGAAGCGCCGACAGCGGTACCGGGAAGCGGGCCGGACAACAGACCGCAACCCGGACTGGAAAACAACCCGGGAAAGGACGCAAAACTTTTCTCGGACAAGCACCCATATCAAAAGGATGCGCACCGGGGAGCAAAGAAGACAGTGGACAAACTGACACTGCGTATCAAGGAAATGATAGCGGAAATGCCGGACAACCTGACACTGGAAGAGAAAGAAGCCATAGCAAGACACAACCTGCAAATGGAAAAAACACTTGGAATCACCAAAGGGAAACCCATGACAGTAGAGGAAGCGGACAAACAGAACGCCAACCCGAAGCATAAGGAACAATTCATCCCGGACCCTCAAGGATTATACCAGGACAAACAGGGAAACAAATTCTCAAAGAATCCGGATTTCAAACCTGCCGACAGACAATATGGAATCAACTGCCAGACTTGTGCGCCGGCCTATGCCTTAAGATTAAAAGGGTTTGACATTACAGCAAAGGGCAACACGCCAGGATCCAAACTGGACTATCTGAGCAGGGGGACAAACGCGTGGGAAGTGTGGAAAAACATAGATGGCACACAAGCAAAACACACGAGCATCACCGGCTGGATGGCATCAAAACAATATATGAAAATGACTCCTAAACGGTATCGGGAATTTTTTGAAGAAACCTGCAAGGATGAGGGAGTTTACGAGTTGAGTATAGGATGGAAATCCGGAGGGGGACATGCAACGATCTTACAACGGTTTAACGATGGAGAATTGCGTTACATCGAACCGCAGCATGACAATTCCAAAGGATCCGTCAATGAATGGAAAGATGTAAGATACTTGTGCGAAAGTGGACAGGCGAATCCGCATTATTGCAGGGGAATAATGAGAATAGACAACAAACTATTCAACACCGACTTCATCAGCATCTTCGATACCGGGGGTGTATAAATCAATGAAGTCGAAAACGCCCGGGCCGGTCACCTCCATGGCCTCACCGTCCTTGAAAAGATAAAGGAAGGGGAAACCGACAGTGGCATCATCCGGAAAACGGAACAGATAAGCCTCCTGGCCCTTGCGATTACCAAGGTAATCGAAGGAATCACCGTACTGTTCTATAAGCGGACGGGCCTCATTCTTTACTTGTTCAGGTACATTCATAACACATGACGGGCACGTAAAAAATGCCTCTTTGCAAAAGTATAAAATATTTTTTTAAATCAGTCATTTATGGACATAAAAGAATTTTCAAAGCTGATAAAAGCCAAACGGAAGGAGCTCGACAACCTGATGAGACGCAGGATGCCGGTCATAGCCGGACGCATGGCGAAAGACCACTTCCAGGACAACTTCCGAAAGGAAGGTTTCGTAAACGGAGGGCTACACCCGTGGCCGAAAGCGAAAAGGCTGTCCTCGGGGCGGACCGATGCGGCCGGGCAGTACGGGACATTACTCTCAGGAAGAAACCACCTCTTCAGCTCCGTCAAATACGTGCCGGCGGACTACAGGGTGAGAGTGGCCAACGACCTCATATACGCGCCCGTCCAGAACTGGGGAGGAGAAGTGAACCCGACCGTCACGCCCCAAATGCGGCGCTTTGCATGGGCGAAGTATTACCAGGCTTCAGGCAAGACTAAAAAAGCCGCCACGGGCAAAAAAAAAGGCAGAAAAGGGGGTTCCGCCGCAAGCAATAAACCGCAGGAGAATCCGGAGGCGCTGAAATGGAAAAGGCTGGCACTGACCAAAAAGAAAAAGCTCCGCATACGCATACCCCAGCGACAGTTCCTCGGGGAAAGCCGGGAACTGTCCGAAAAGATAGACCAGAAAATGGAGAACGAAATCAGAAACATTTTAAATTTATAACAACATGGAAGAGATATTCATCGCAATCATGGAACGCATCGCCGAAAAGATGCCGGAGCTGTCATACATTGACGAAGATTACGGACAGCTCGAAGCGGGAGCCGAAGAGGACCACTACCCGGTAACCTTCCCTTGCGTACTGATCGGAAACACCGAATCCGACTGGAACGACATCGGGTACGGGGTACAGAAAAGCAAGTCGTTCATCACCACACGCCTGGCCATCGACTGTTACGACGACACGCACTACACTTCAGGCACCTATGATAAAATAAGGGAACGCCAGCTGAAAGCGAAGAAGCTGTATAAAACACTTCAGGGATTCCTATGTTCGGAAGAGGCCAGCCCGCTGGTCAGAGCGAAGAGCCGGGACTATTCCCTCCCCGGAAACATCAAGGTGTATGAAACCGTGTATTCCTTCACGCTGCACGACGAATCCGCCATGCAGGAAGGGGCGGCAAGGTTCATTCGCCCGTGAAAAGCGAGAGCTGGACGGCTGTCAGACGGGGCTTTTTCACTTTCGGGACAGGTTTTACCTCCAGCTCCTTCAGTTCCCGGCATTTGCGCCGGATAATGGACATGATACGCTCCTCGGAAATGAAAAACTCCTGCCGGGACAACACTTTCAAAGCGTCATCAAAGCGCAGGCGCTGCACCTCCGTCCAGTAATAGTAACGGCGGCACAGGGCTTCATCACGGAGTTCTATAAGCGTCTTGTCTCGTCCTTTGGCCATAAAGTAAATTAAGTATATGCTGCAAAATTAGCCATTTAACCGGGGATGTTGATAAAAAAACGCCGCATCGTGCATGGATGCGGCGTTTTTCCGTTTAGAGTGTGAACGGAATCACATGGTCATCAGTTCAGTGTCATCCTCACCCGGAACAAAAGGCTCGATACGGGTGATCACCTTGCTCTGCACCTTCACACGTCCGCTGCCCTTACAGACAGGACAACGGGAGGAGGAAGGGGCACCGCCCTGGTCCGTGTAGAAAACACGGCCCTTGCCCTCACAGTTCTTGCAGGCCATCACATGAGGCGCGATATTCTTCGTCTTTTCCATACTACAAACGGCAGAATGAAGGCTCGATACGGTGCCAGACACCGTTCTCGTCACGTTTATGGAAATAATAATTCACCGCGGTCTTGTACACCACGTTGCTCTCACGGAAGAGATCCATGATTTCAGTGTACTCGCTGTCGAAACGGTCCTCCAACTCGTACAGCTTGCTCACCGACTTGTAGTCCAGGTCGCCCTGGCGGTTACGCTCGATCATCGTCATGCCGAGCTGGTACATCGGATCATCGGTACCCAGCTCGCGCCCCATGGCATAACGCTTCAGGTAGTCCACCAGGCGCTCGGCGGCAAGATCGGCACGCTCGTCGAAACTCTTCACCTTGTTGCTTCTCACCTCCAGCTTCATGTCACCGTCCACGATGGTGAAACTCGCCTGCTCGTCCTTGCGGAGCTGGCCGTACTCGCGCATCACCGCACGGAAGGCGGCGGCTTCCTTCTCCACCCAGTCGCGAAACGCTTTCACATCATCCACGACCGGGAGCAGCTTGTTCTTCACTTCAAGCATGAACTGCGCACGAAGGCCCTCATAGGCGTCGCGCCGGTTACGCTTGTTTTCCTTCTCTTCCTGCTGGAGCTGTTTCAAAAGCTCCTTCCTGTCCTGGGCGGACAGGCTTTTTAACTGTTCTTTCAGGTCCATAACTAAAAAATTTGATGGTTATTATTGTAGTTTATTCTCACGTTTACGGCGGATGGCACGCAGCTTCACCTGCAATGTGTCCAGCGCCTCACAGTCAAGTTCACGGAACTCCTTGCCGGCGATACGGCTGTCCAGGCAATAGGCGTTGACACGGCCCCAGTCGCTGGTGTCCACGCCAAGCAGCTGCAGCTGGTGCAATACCGCGGAGCGCTTCTGCCGGAGGATCTTCCGGAGCTCCTCCGCGTAGGAGGGCGGCACCAGCCGGCGCATGGCGGCAACGGCCGCGCTGTATTCCTTCAGGGTCATCTCACGAAGGCTCGTGGTGCGCCCTTCGGTGTACTGGGAGACGATGCTTTCCTTCAACGCGTCACGGTCGGAGCTCGGAAGGCGGTTCAAAAGGCCGTAGAAAGCCGAGTAGTTCTCGGGCTTGTTCAGCCGTTTACGGGTGTTGATGTCTATCTGCATGGTACTTACTGTTTTAAATTGTTTTAAAAGGCTGCCCCTATTCGTCACGAACCGGGACAGGTTGCTACTTTTGTAGCCGCAAAAATCAAAAAAATGTTAACACTAAAAATCAATTATATACTTCTTTTACCGGTTAATAACTTCAACCGACACCACGCTGTCCTTGCGGGTGTTGATCGCCATAATGTATCTGTTGCCCTTCTGGCCTTTCTCGTAAAGGTAGGCCCAGTTCTCATCCGTCTCCACATAACCGTGGTGATCGACGGGAAGGCCGAAACCGTTCACTATCTGCACACGGACCTTCAGGCCCTCGAATTTCTTGAATATGTTCATAACGCTATGGTAACTACAGGTTTCTCAAGTTCCCGCAGACGGGCCTCCGGAACATCCTTCAGGATGGCGGCGGCCAGCTGCGAATCACGCGTCTCGACAATCGCCCAGCCCTCCGTCTTCGTGGAGGCACTGATAAGCATCTGGCGGCGCGGCTCAAAACACGTCCAGTTCAGAAGGACGCTGCTCAGCCTCTCTATCGGAAGGCCGAGCTGGTGCAGGTTCTCACTCGTGTTCATGACGGCGTGCGCGTAAGATGATTTTCCCTTTCATGTAAACGTCACGGCCATAAAGGCCCCGGCCGGTGAAAGCACCGGACACCTTGTCCGGGCGTCTGCGTTCCTTTCCAGCCTTCCTTACCGTTTTTCTTTTCATAATGCTGTTCATATCGGGTCTCTCCTTCATCAGTTCATGTTCAAATTCGCCCCCCGGACTGAACGACATTGATATCCGACTTCCTTGCCTGGGCCTGCATCAGCGCCATGGACAGCAGCATGCAGACACGTTTGTCGGTCTTGACAACTCCGGAGATGGCACCCATGATGTGGTCACCCCTGCCGGTCACGATCGAACCGGCCATCTGCTCAAGACCGTCCGGATGGTCTTCACTGGCTGAAATAGTCATAAAGGCCTCAAGGCCGTTTTCCTTACAATAGTCCTCCACGTACCGGCAGAGATCCGATACCGCCTTTTTCTGTTTTTCTGTAATCATTTCTGTAAAATTTTTAATGGTTAATAACTATATGTTGAAATCACGAAATCCCTTTTCGAGCACTCCTCGAACATCGTGTCCTCCCAGTCCGACTCTTCCTCCTGCACAAGGTCATCCTCACCGGGCTCCACCTCTCCACGGTAGATCAGGTACCGAGCCTCCAGGAAGAAGAGGACCACCCGGCGCAGGAACTCACGGGCGGAGGTGATGCCGTGCCGCTCCATGAACGAGCAGATGCGATCCGGCCCGATGGTGTTCGTGCGGATGCTCACCAGGTGCTGCCGGCGGAAATCCTTCAGCGTGCTGCCCCTGACCCCGAGCACGCTTTCAGCGATACGCCCGAGGCTCTCCGGGATATGGTACTCACCATCGTCCGTACCCACCAGAAGCTCGGCGGCGGCCGTCAGCATACCCTCCACGCTCATGCGCTGGGCCGAGGCAGTTTCCTTCAGGAACACGTACTGGTAGTTGCTCACATAGGTGTGTATGAGGTAGCCTTCCGGACGGCGGAACACCTCGGCGGCGGCGAGCTCCATCGAGAGGTTGTCCAACGTCACGGAGGCGCTGGAGCAGAAAGCGCACACCAGCCGGACGGCAAGACGCTGGCGGTTACCCCAGCCGCCAAAGGCGATGGCACGCTGCAGGCTGCCGGCGAAAGACGGGTCCATCTCGAAGAAAAGCACCGCCTTCTCCTGCCGGCGGAAAAAGAATCCCATGTCGGGGATGCGCTCCATGTTGGAGAGGATCCTGCGGGTCGACGGGGAGACCTTACGGCCCTCCGCCACCAGGATGCAGGACTTCACCAGGTGGTTCATCACCACCGTCAGGTCCGTGAAATGGTGGTCGGCCACCTTCCCGCGGAACAGATCGTGAAGCAGCACGGGAAGCTTCACTACGTAGTTGTAATACTCCTTTCTCATGGCTCACTTGCTTGAAGGTTTCCAGTCCACCGTTATTATAGCGTCCAGCTCGCCGCTGCCCTTGCATACCGGGCAGGGAACATGCACGTCCTCGCGGCTGCCCTCCTCCGTTCCCCAGAACCAGCCGTTGCCCTGGCAGTAGCCGCACACGTGGCCGGTACTGACGAAGTTCTCACGGCCCGGACCCTTGCACATATAGGCGGGAGGGCAGATTTCAAGTTGTTTCTCGATCTTGCTCATAAGCACATTGGTTTTCAAATAAATTCATTACTTTTGTACTGACCGTTACAGGTCGCTTAAAATTGCTTCATGTCCCCGCCGGTCTGTGAAGGTCGGCTGGGGATTCTTATTTACTGCCATTTTCCAAAGCCCCCAGTTCCCAAATCACATATTTGCTGGTGGAACCGCGGTACCGCCCTTTGCTGTACGCCACATAACCCTCCACCCATATCTTCAGATCGGCATCGTACATCACGCTCGTGGCAGCGTCACCTTTAGGATTCTTGCCGCGCGCATGGCTGATGATGATGAACAGTTTGTCAGGAAACTCTTCTTTTAGCTGGATATAGTCACCGTAGGTCATCCGCGTGTACTGGAAACTGTCAATCACGACGATGTTGTAACTCTTATGACGGCGCAGACGTTCCTTCAGCGCCGGGATATCTTCCTTGATGAAGGCCAGATGGCGGCTCACACCAGCCATGCCGAAGCGTTTCAGGTTGTTCTGGACCGTCAGACGCGTACCCTCTTCCAAAGAATCGATCGCGATACGATCATACTTGCACAGTTCCTTGCACAACTGCATCACAAAAGAAGTCTTACCGTTACCGCTGTTACCCCAGATAAACCATACACCCGTACGTTCCGGGGTGTCGAAGGCCTCCTTCCACTTTCCTTCGAAGGGAAATACCTCATACTTCTTGCTGAGGATATCCTTTACACTCAATGCACGCTTCATGGTCAGAAAAGTTTAAGTTGCCGGATATCGTCAATCTTGTCAAGAACGGCCTGCCGTGCGGCGCCCCGTAGTTTCTTATGGCAGAGCATCCAGCCGAGCGCCCACAGAAGGGCGTTCTCACGGGTGGCGAACTGTCCCCATTTGCGCCCCGGGCCGAAACCGGCACCGGAACTGTTCACCTGCATGTGGACGCCGGCAGTCCACCAGCCGTCCTGCCGCCCTACAAGGACGTCCAGATAGTCGCGGCCGTTCCGGTAAACGGGTATAGTCTCGTATTCCGTCAGGACGGGATAGCTGCTCCAGGGAGAGGGAAGCCGGTCACGGCCGTCGATTTTCAGGTATTCAAATTTGTTTTCCATATCCTTAAAATTACGTTTGAACGGTATTTGAACAGGTTATAAATCACTCATGCGCTTCACCTTGTGGATGGAATCCTTCACGCGGCGAAGGTCATAATCGCAGGTGGCAGCCTCCTTCATCACGACATCGATATCCTGCCGGGAAGTCAGCCCGTTCGCCGTGCAGATAATATAGACATCATTCTGGTCAGTCGGCTCCAAAGTGAAGAACTTACGTCCGATACGGCTGAAAAATTCCTTATAACCGGGCTTCTGGTACTTCAGCCCGTTACTGATACGCTTGACGATATAGTCGGTACTCAGGAAAACGACACCGCATTTCTCCTCCAGCTTGTTGTACAGACTGATGAAGTAGTGAAACACCGGCTCGGTCAGCTTGTCGGCTTCGTCAAACACCAGCAGGGGAGCGTCCATCTGGATGATGTCGTCAAGGATAAGCCCCCACACTTCGCGGATATTGCAGCCTTCGGTACGGATTCCTACCGTGCGGGCAATCTCGCGGACAAAATCGCCCTTCTTCATGTCTTCGGAGCAAAGGATGTAAAAAACCTCCTTGTGGTCCTGAAGGTACACCCGGGCGGTAGTGCTCTTGCCGCAGCCGGCCTCGCCGGTCACCCAGCGGACGCTACGCCAGCGCTGCGCATCGGAAAGCACTTCGGTAATCTCCTGGTACGCGCCCGTCTCAACGATCTGCCAGCCGGGGGTGCCCATACCTCCCACCTGGGAGGCCACGTTGCGGAACATCTCATCGCTGATGTTCTCGAAACGGCCGTTCAGAATATTACTCACGGTACCCACGCTGACACCTTTCAGGCTGCCCGCGGCCTTCGTCTGGCTCGGGTATTTGGCCACGTAAGCACGAAGGCGCTCACTGATGGCGTTTTTCTCTTTCATTGTAATTTCCATAATCAATCCTATTTTTATAATCAATTTTCTTTAAAATTTTCCGACTATTTTCCGTTTGTCCACTTCACGACGACCGAGCTGGTCCCAGCTTATATTGCTAATCACTTTGGTGGAACGCCCCAGGGCAATCTCTTCCGGAGGCTGGCCGTACTTCTTTGTACGACGGTCTACCTGACGTTGCACCTCGGCCGTAATACCTTTCAGTTTCGGAGTGTTCAGACCGTGCTGTTCCGGAGCCACCCCGTGCTCGTACTCTATTTCCTTGGCAACTACCTGACGTTCCACGCGGTCCTGCACGTTGGCCTCCTGTTCCCGGCGGATGAAGGCGGCCTCGCCTTCTCCCTGGTCCTGGATGGCACGGTGGATAACCATGTAGGGCTCGGCGACACGCTCGAAACGGAACTCCCCGCCCTTGTCCTTCCAGTACAGCCGGACACTGCCAAAATCATACGGGTCATACTTGACATAGAACTGCTTGTAGGTATTCCGGCGGCGCCATTCATGATCCGGAACGCCCGGGGAGGAATAAACCTCATAGGTGCGGGACTTGCCGCCGATCGTGACCTCGATACCGGAAGAAGTGAACGTGCTCGGGCGGGAGGTCATCACCCAGAAAATATCCACCATGTCACGTGCCGTCACCGCTTCCGTCTCCTCATTCACACTGGTGTTGTACATCCCGATCCGGGAAATACCGGTGGCCGGATGCTTCATCTCGTTCCATTCCCGGCGTGCCTCGACATATTTCGCCTTCAGCTCGGCAAGGGTGTAAAGTTTGTCCTTGTTGGCCTCGATGAACTCAAGGTTCGGGCGGCTGGATGCTTTCTTGGTGGTGATGTTCTGACCGGTAAACCGCCAGTCCTTATGCAGGACCTGGCTCTGGAAACGGCCGAAAGCCGACTCGATAGTTTTCGACTGGCCGCTGTAGGGAGCGGTCGGGCGGTGGATATGGCTGATCTTTGCCAGCAGACCATCCGAGACACGTTCCAGTTTTTTGTGACCGCCCTGGTTGTCATGGACCAGTTCATAAGGCTTGTGCCCGCTTGTCTGGAGAGCCATGCGGTAGGCGTGATATTGCGCCTCGTAATTCTCGTTCTCGCTGATATGGAAGCCCAGCAGTACCTCGCTGTAAGCATCCATGACCTCGTACACACCGATGGTGCGGACATTACCATGCTCGTCCTTGTAGTAGAGGTTCAATTTCGTACCGTCACCGTACCACAGGCTGTCACGGCGGCTGGGAAGTTCGGTTTTGTGCTTGCGGCCGTAACGCTGGTGCGCCTTCATCTCTCCGTGGACCGCATCATACCACAAAGGCTCGATACGGGGGCTGTTAAGCCATTCACGCAGACTGCGGGGGCTCTTCAGGGGCTTCCAGCCACGTTCCGGGGCGACACGGTTGTACTCCTCGAATATCTGCATGTCGGTATAGACAGGGACGCGGCTCCGTTTCAGCGCGACAAGGTAACGCCCGGCTTCCTCCTCGATCTTCAGCGTGTTGCTGTTGCCATACTTGCCGCTGACCAGTACCGCGTAGTTCTGCGGCCTGTACTGGTTCACAAGGCTCTTCAGGCGGCCCTCGCTGCCCGGAAGGGTATGCGCGTACTCCTCGCGCCATTCCTCGACCCTGGCAAGTAACGTTTCCCATACATTACGGCTACCCCCCAGCATGTTGCGTTTCGGACGAAGCGTGTCCAGCTCGCTGATCAGCGCGTTAAGCACCGAGGCGTTCCATACATACTCGGCCTGGATACGCTCGGGAAGGGGAACCTGCTCACCGTTCTTGTCGTAGCGGTACTCCTCAAAGAAAAGCTCCGCGTTCTCGTCTTTCTTCACTTTGCTCATAATCATTTCTCGTATCAGTTTCTGTTCAGGATCGCCGTACTTGGCAACAAAACGTTTCTGGTATTTATCGGGAAGGGAGGAATAGATGTATAGCGCGTATCCACCTTCGCCACCACCACGATGGGCACTTTGGATATTACCACGGTGTACATTCTGGCGTAAAGTATCGGATCGTATGACCGGATCATCACCAGAAGTCAGCTCCTCATGGGTTACACACAATGTTTTCTTGTAGTATTCCATCTCCCAGTCCGATTATCACTCCTCCAAATCATTCAAAGGGACATGCCTCTTCATCAGTCTCGCTGAAGCCCCGAAGTTCAGCACGACGGCGAGCTCCGGCAGCGGGTGGTCAAAGACCACGGAAAGCAGGATCCCGAAACTCAGACAGAAATAAAGCACGCAAAGGCGCTGTTTCCGGTTCAGACGGGTGAACCAGCGCAGCTGGTCACCGAACAGTGTCATCAGGTCTCTTTTCATCGCCGTCCTTCTTTTGAGAGTTATCACCTACCTTGGTACCACCACGCTCGATAGCGAGCTTGCGGATGGAACGGGCCAACTTGCTGTTCTTGCGAAATGCAAGGGAGTGGGAGACCATTTCCCGGGAGCAACCCAGCAAACCGGCTATCTTACCCACCTCGCTGTATTCTACGACTATTCGTTCTTTCATAATTCGCTGATATGTTAAATTATTGTAGAGGGCGGTCGCGGACTCGAACCGCGGACCATGGCCTCTCCCTTGCGGGAGTCTGGCGTGTTCTACCAACTGAACTAACCGCCCGGAAAATCTATCGAAGCTCCTCTATTGTCGGGGTTACCCGGTAGTCAAAACAGGAACGGCAGTAAGCCAGGCCGCACTCGTTCTCGCAGACCACGATACCGGTCAACGCGTCAATCTGGTAGGCGAAAATATTTTCGTCATCATTCAACTCTTTAAGGGTGGCAGCAAACAGGTCCGTTTCTGCCCAGTCAACGGTTACTTTCAATGCTTTCATTTTCTTCTTTATTATATTTCTCATTGTCACCTCAAGCCTTTTTTGTAGCTTTGAGGCGGCGTTCACACTTTGAACACGTTGCAAATATACAAACATGTTTTCAATAAACAAAGATAAAATGGAAGAAAATGAAAACATTTTTTCAAGAAGGCCTTTACCAGCCGTAAATGAAAGAGTAAAACAGTTAGTCGATTTCTATGCTAATGGTAGCGTTAAGCGCTTTAGCGAGATGATTCATCTATCAAGTTCTCAAAAACTTAATAGAGTATTTAATCTGGATAGAAGGAATAATGAATATCCAGAAGTAAGTAGTGATATCCTTCTTTCGATTGCAAACATGTTTGCAGATATAAATACTGAATGGCTTCTAACTGGTAGGGGAGAGATGACAAAAACGAACCAGCCAACACCAGCAGAATACATACATACAAGCTATGCTTCTAAGAATAAAGATAAGGAAAAAAACGATAATAGCCAAGGCCTTTCTCCCGAAATATTCGATAAACTTCTGTCTACGATAAAAGAACAGCAGGTAACAATAAAAGAGCAAGCAGAAGAAATAGGTATTCTAAAACATACCATTGTGCAACTCAGGCAGGAAAGTGCGGGGCGTGTTTCAGGTGCGGAGAGTTCAACACTTGCAGGTGTCGGATAAAACGAGTTTTATGGGACAAAGGGGGTAAAAAGTAGTAAAACGCTGATTCTTAAAACTATAATATAAAATATAGGGGAGTAAATAATTATTTATGAAATATTATTTACCCCCTGCAATAGTTTATAAACGAAAGAAAACAAGGTACGAAAAAGGAGTATTCATATAAAAAAGCCTTCAAAAAGACTGTTTTTTTGTCACTCCAAATGTCACCCCAAACAAAACGTTTCGTTTTTGTATATTGTTTTTTGTCACCCCAAATGTCACTCCAAATGTCACCCCTTTCCTTTTTTCCGACCATTCAAACCGTTCAAATAAGTAGTAGCTTCTTTCAGATGTACTATTTGAGAAGGTCACCACCCAAAGGACATAAAAAAAGCCGCAAAAAGCGGCTTTATAGACGTTCTAAGGCCGTTTTAGCCCTTTCTGGTAGTCTTTATCAAGTGCGACTGGATAATCATCGCACGTTTCGTGTATTTCACAGATCCATCGGTCAAACCAGCATGTAACAGACTGCTCTTGGTGATACCGACTTCACTCTCCGTCAAAGTATCAAATATGGCGGAAATGCTACCGAAATAGAGGTTCTTTTTCTCATAAATCAGGTGTACATGGATAATTTTAGTCATAGTATATTGCATTTATTTTGCTGCAAATATACCAAATATCATCTATATGGAATAATTTTAATGAAAGAAATAGGAGAGAGTAGTACGTACTCCCCTACTCCACTTGCATAAACCGATCTTCTTGCCTACCTTTGTATATGAGAGCTGATCAGAAACAGATCACAGGAGTAAACCGACAGTGCGATGGCCTATTTCTCCCCTACCCTACGTTCAATGTAAAGCATTTCATTTGAACGGCGTTCAAACAGAGCTCAAATGTAAGCCCAATGTAAAGCGATGTAAACGCTTCGTTTTTGTAGGGCACTCTCCCCTATTCCACCATAACGCTTTGAAAACCAAAGCAATCACCCATTTTTAGGCCGACCTCATATTGACACGCTTCGTTTTTCCCCCCGTAAATATTTTCTATATTATGAGGAACTGGACTGGTGCACCTATATCAATAGGGAAGGCTACGAACTATGGTACGATCCCGCTTGCGAAATATGGCACAAGGACAGCAACTCCACCGGAAAAGAAAGTCCGTTGAAATACTATTACCTGAGCAGAAACAGATTACTATATGCCTACCGCAATCTCTTTGACTGGAAACTTCCGGTTTCCATCTTATACCAGACAATGATTGTATGTCCCAAAAACATACTGACCGCCTTGGGGAAAGGAAAGAAAGCCATAGCCAAAGCACATTGGGAGGGAACAAAAGCATTTTTCAAACTTAGAAACAAAGACAAACAGCCATGATATTTCTAGCATACATAGAACTATTACTTTTCGCGATATGCGCCTTTACTGTTTTTTACCTGCTGGTATACGCCATAGCGGCAACAGGCAACCGCACCGACAAATATTCCGAATCAAGAGTAAAACACCGTTTCGCCATTCTGATACCGGCCTATCAGGACGATGACTACATACCCTATACCGTCAAATCATTTCTACAACAAGAATATCCTATAGACTGCTATGACATTATCGTCATTTCAGACCACCTGAAGCCGGAAACAAACAGACAGCTGGCACAATATCCCATCACCCTGTTGCAAGCCAGGTTCAAGAAAAGTTCAAAAATGAAATCTGTCAAAGCAGCTATGTCACAATTACAAGAAGGACAATACGATATCGTTTTAATCATGAATGCGGACAATGTAGTGGACACCAATTTTCTTGAAGTTGTCAACAATACGTATGCCAGCGGCTCCAATGCCATCCAAACCCATCGCATCTATCAAGAAAGACCCAATAATGTCAGCATATTGAATGCCATCACCGACGAGATCAATAATTCCATTCTTCGTGCGGGACATGTCAATTTGGGACTTTCAGCTTCGCTGAACGGCTCCGGAACCGCAATAGACTTCACTTGGTTCAAAGAAAACATCCGTCATTTAAAAGACGATGATGATGAAAAAGTCATCGAATCCCTGCTGCTCCGCGAACGGATATATGTGGAATATTTAAATAATACCCATGTATATGCCTTGAAGAATAGTGGAAAGAAAAAATTCTATACCCAACATAGCACTTGGATTAAAACCCAATATTATTCCCTGTTCACCAATATCGGTAATCTGCCCGGCGCCATTTTAAGTGGAAAATTTGATTATGCCGACCGTATTCTACAATGGTTCATTTTCCCTCGCACCATCCTGCTAGGTATCCTCCTCCTGTTCAGTTTCCTGTCCGTATACTTCCACTGGAGCGCCTGCCTAAAATGGTGGGGATTATTACTCACTTTCTTATTGACTATGGCAATAGCCACTCCAAACTACTTGGTGGACAGCAAATTCAACAAAGCCATGAAAGCTATCCCCTTTCTGGCGGCAGGCATGATATTCAATATGCTTTTAAGAAAGAAAAAATAAAAGCCCCATGCTATCGGAAATTATACATATCATGGAATATACGCTATATATCTACCTTTCCGTCAGTGTGGGGTATATAGTCCTGTTTTCTGCCGCCTCTCATTTCTTCAAACAAAAGAAATATCCCGCGACTACTGTCCGGCAACGCTTTATCATCCTTGTTCCCGCCTATAAAGAGGATGCGGTCATTCACGCCTGCGTCACTTCCGTTCTGCGCCAAACTTATCCGGCAGAGCTTTACGACCTGATAGTCATATCCGACCACATGCGTCCCGAAACCAATGCCTTACTGCGCAAAGAACGCATCAGCTTGATAGAACTGCATGAAAAGGAAAGTTCCAAGGCAAAAGCCCTGCGCATTGCAGCAGAGACCATCACAGACCAGCCATACGATTATGTCCTCATACTGGATGCCGATAATCTGATCTCACCCTGTTATCTTCAAGAACTGAATAAAGCAGCTTCACAGAGTATAAAAGCCATACAGACACACCGCAAAGCCAAAAACATGAATACAGACATAGCCCTATTGGATGCCGCCATCGAAGAGATGAACAATTCCATCTTCCGCAAGGGACACATCCGGCTGGGATTTTCATCTGCCCTTACCGGCTCCGGAATGGCTTTCGATTTCCGATGGTTTGTCCGGAACATCATCCATACCCATAGTACGGGCGAAGACAAAGAACTGGAAGAACTCCTGCTCCGTCAAGGCATTCACATTGAATATATAGACACCCTAGAAACATTGGACGAAAAAGTCCGGCAACCGGATGCCTTGCGTAACCAGCGCCGCCGCTGGATAGCCACCCAGCTTTTCCTTGCATTAAAAATGGGACGTAACCTCCCCACAGCCTTACTGAACGGAAACGGAGATTATCTGCTGAAAACCCTCCAAGCCTTTATCGCTCCCCGCAGCATTCTGTTGGCGCTCATCGGATTCTTTTCATGTGTTCTCTGCATTTTCTCTCCAACTTCTTCCATAAAGTGGTGGATTTTGCTTATCTTGCTGAACGGTGCGTTATACCTGGCCATTCCGTCCAATATGAGATATAAATACATGAGCAGAATCCTCAGGCAGACACCTTATTTTGTAATCATTATGCTTCTCAACTTGTTTCACTTGAAAGGAATGGCACAGAAGTTCAACCATACACAGCATGGATAGAATTATGAATATAAAGGAGTACTTACAACAACACCCGCAATGGAAAAAACGGATACACGGTTTCATCATGCATCCGGTAAAGACACGCCCCTATTGGTGGATACGCGTATGGCAACCTTTCTACATAAAAAAAGGCCAGGGCTCAGTCATTTATCCCAGTGTACGGAAAGACCTTCCACCGTTCCATCTGTTCCAGATGGGAAAATATTCGGTAGTGGAAGATTTCTCCTGCTTGAACAATGCCGTAGGCGACATCGTAATCGGCGACTATTGCCGGATAGGACTCAGCAATACGGTCATCGGTCCCATCCGGATAGACAACGGGGTCAATATTTCACAAAACGTAGCCCTGATAGGATTAGATCACAATTATCAGAATATCACTCAAGGCATCATCGAACAAGGTATCACCACTTCCCCTATCCACATCGGAGAACATACCATCATAGGAGCCAACGTGATTGTACTGCCCGGAATCACCATCGGCAAACATTGTTTTATCGGTGCCGGGTGTGTGGTTACCCAAAACATACCCGACTATTGTGTCACGGTAGGAAATCCCGCACGCATTATCAAACGCTATAACCCTCAATCACAAACATGGGAGAAAATATAAAAATATTAGTATGTGCCCATAAGGACAGCCGGCTACCGCAGCATGAGTACTTCTGCCCTATACAGGTGGGGGCCTCCCTAACCAGTGCCCGATTCTTCCCTGTACTAGATAACACAGGAGATAATATATCCGACAGGAATCCTCACTTTTGTGAACTAACCGCCCATTATTGGGCTTGGAAAAATCTAAAGTGTGACATTATAGGGCTCAATCATTACAGGCGCTTCTTTGATTTTCATCGCCCTTTTCCAGCTTTTTCACCAGACAGGAGTTTCATTAACATAGATTCATTTCTAAAAGAAACTTATCGATTTCCTGATTTAGAAATTTTATTAAATGATTATGACATCATCCTCTCTCCCAAGCGTCATTATCCCTATAACGTCGCTACACAATACGCCATTTCCCATCTAGTCAATGACCTCAATTTACTGAAAGAAGTCATTCAACACCTCACACCCGAATATGCTGAAGCTTTTCATACATTCATGTATCACTGCAATGCCTATTCCGGATATAATATGTTCATCACCAGACGGAAACATTTTAACGAATACTCCCAGTGGCTATTCCGCGTATTGTTTGAATTAGAAAAACGGGTAAAACTGTCCGCCTATCCGGATCAGGCACGTCTGTTCGGCTATTTATCAGAAAGATTGATCAATGTCTATTGCATAAGGCACCGGTTAAAGATAAAGTATGTTCCCGTCATCATGCCCTTGGAAGAAACATTTCAAAATCCGAGTAACCTGCTTTATACGCTTCGCCAGCTAAAGAATGATCTTATTTATAAACTCACAGAATTATAA